CTAGGCCTGCGAATGCCTCGTCCAAGCTCTCTGCGTCGAACACAGCGCTCTCTAAGGCCCCACCGATACCCGTGGTCAGGTTCTGCACCAGGCCGACCAGTTGCGTATCGAAATTCGCCAGCGATTCCTGCGTGTCCGCCAGGTACTTCTCGAAGGCGCCCCTGGTTATTTCCTCCCGCTCCTGCTCGTACTTGGCCTGAAGCTGCGTTAGGAGAGCCTGGCGCTCCTCCTCCGTCTCGAAGGTAGCCGTTAGGATGATGTCCCGGCGCTTCTCGTAGGAGGCCTTTAGGGCGTCCTCTTCCGTCATCAGGGAGAGGGCGATAGCTTCCGCAGCCTGCGTAGCTGCGAGGGCTTCGCGCTCTGCGGCCTTGGCGCCCTCCTCCCGGAGACGCATACCCTCTTTCCGAAGCTCGATAAGCTCGGCCAGGCGCTGTGCCTCTGCCGCCTGCTCGTCGTTCAGGCCTGCCTGCTTGGCCTCCAGGAACGCCACCTCTCCGGCAGTCTTGCCGATAACGTCGGCCTGGTGCTGGAGCTTCTGGAGATAGTCGTCTGCCTTCTGGGACCCTAGCTCTGTCGCTACTCCTGCCCCGGTCAGGGCCTGGTTCAGCCTGGCTAGTAGGGCCTCGTTTGCCTCGATAGCCTTCCCGCTCTCTAGGATGGTCGTGGCAAAGGCCAGGAACTCCTCGTCCGCCAGCGCGAAGCTGGTAGACATAAGGGAAACAGTCTGCTGTAGGCGTGCCAGATTCTCCGGCGTGCGGTCGTTCTCGTATTCCTTAAACCGGAACAGGAGCTGGGCTGCCGCTGCTGCGCTACGCCGATCTCCTCGGCTACTGCTGCTACTTCCGCTCTTACTCGGCCGAGAGCCTTTTCGCTAATATCCTTAAACGCATCATCCGTATCCTCTGCGCCCCTAGCCACGGCTTGTAGCTGCTTCGCCGTGGCGCGCATTCTGTCAGGGCTAATCTCGTCGAAGGCCGCCGCCATCGCGTCCCCGGCTAGCGTAATAGCCTTCTCTGCCTTGGCCATGCCTGCCGCGATCTCGATAGACGCCAGGTCTGCGTTGGTCTTAGTTAGGAGGAGAAGGTCCTCGCTTAGCTCGAAGGCTGCCGCACCAGTACGCTTAAACGTCTGGCCTAGCTCCTTCATTATGTCGTCTAGCTCGTCCGCACTATCCCCGGCGTCGAACATAGAGGCAATGAGGGGTCCAGCGATTAAGGACCCGAAGGCGATAACAGCACCGAAGGCAGCACCGGCAGGACCGAAGGCAGAGGCGATCTGGGGGCCCTGCTGGGCGAGGATAATGGACGCAGACGTCCCGGACTGCATCTGAACCGCGACGTCCTGGAGCTGCATGGAGAGGTTTGCAGCCCCGCCCTTCATTAGGCCGAAGCTCTTAGTCGTGCTGCCAGCCGCCTTGGCTTGGCGCTGCATCAGGGATGCGTTTTCTAGCTGCTGCTGGTTAGCCCCCTGAAGCGCGAGCTTGTATAGCTCGAACTCGTCCGTCGTTAGCTTGGCCTGCGCCTCCATCCTATGGAGCTGGTCGATAACCTTGCGCTGGCTAGCAGGTAGTTTCTGGTTCTGCTTGTCTAGCTTGGCCTCTTGCTCTCGCAGTAAATCGAGCGCACTAGTGGCCTTCCGAACGTCGGAAGTATCTACCTTCAGCTCTAGGGTTACTGCCTCAGTGGCCATATCGGGGTCGCCTCTCTGTACTTGGCGAGCTTCATAATCGCCTCCACCTCCCAGGACTCTAACTCATGCCCCGTTAGGCGAACATAGCTCTCTAGCTCCTGATAAGTATACGTCGAAAGGGAGGTGTATGCCTTCCATGTCTCGTATACCAGCTCGGGCAGCTTGGGCGCGCTTTCTAGCTCCCTAGGCGTCCTCCCCGTGGACTTCTCGACCTGCTTAAGGGACTCGTACCGGCTAACCGTGGATTTATCCGGGGCCGCGTGAATGTAGAAGCACCACCGGCCAAAGGTAACGAAATCCTCGATCAGCCGTTGGTAAAACCCTCGACGTCAGCCATTACCCCCAAGAGCTGCGCCACTACGGGAGGGCTGCTCTTATACAAGGCGAGCGCGTTAGCCTTGGTGCAAGGATGATCCTCCCCGTCCTTAGCTAACCCCCTCCAGGAGACGGTAACCTCGGCCAGGGCCTCGCTATCCATATCGTCGTAATTCAGCTTCTCTAGCTTCTTCTCTTCCCTAGCACGAATAAGGGTTACAGACTGCTTGCGCTTCTGTGCGCGCCAGGCAGCGCTGTAGGGGCCCTTGATCGTGACGTAGAAGTCAGTAGGCTTGCCATCGGCAGGCGAGAGGATATTAACCTCCCGACCTGCCTCATGGTTTTCTACTACGCACAGCTCTTTAAGGTCCATAAATCCGCCCTTTTATGGATTAGGCTGCGGTGCGCGTGATGACGATATTCGAGGCGTCTGCCGAGTCGTACAGGCCGACAAAATCCATCGCAATCGTCACCGCTCCCTCTCCTGACACATCAGGCTGGCCGGAGTTGTATTTGACGTTACCAATTTCGATTAGGTAGTCGTTACCGTCTAAATCAGTCAGCGTCAAAGCAATGCTGCTGCTAGTCTCGTTAAGGAACTTCTCGTAGAGCGCCTTAGACTCGAAGTAGGTCGTCAGCGTGCCAGTCACCCGAGACTTGCCAATGGCAGGCCGTTGGGTCGTGGCCGATCCCACAGCGAACAGAGGCTCGATTCCGTTTTCCAGCGTCATCTCTAGCGAGGTAACGGTCGCAATCGTGGAGCCACCCTCCGAGATAGAGCCGGTGAAGGAATCGAACGGGGTATTCCCGACATCTGCACTGTAGGAGCTGGATGCGACTTGGGTCGTAGCTAGGGAAAGGTCCTTGCCCACGATCCCGAAGGTGCAGGTCACCATGCTGTTCGGCGACACGCTAAGGGCCATCGAGTTAATCTCGCAGCCGGTGTACCGGTGATATTCCGGCGAAGCCAGGTCTGCGAACTTACGCTCGAAGGTAAAGGACCGGCGCGTCGTGCCAGCCTTAAGGACGTCCGTGGTCCAGGAACCACAAAGGGCCGCCTGGAGAAGGTCGTCGAATGCTTCATATTCAAGCTCGCCAGTGATCTCGCCAGAAACAGACTTGTTCCCGTGGCGGAAATCTTCGACCTGGCGGTCGCCGCGCAGCTTCTCGGACTCGACTGCGTCCTTCGTGAGAGCCAGCGTCGTGCCGGTATGGGGAACAGGCGTCCAGGTCGGCGTGCTGGGCGTGGTCCCGTAGGAGGATTCTGCAACGTAGTGCAGACTGTGCTGTGCGCCGTTTGCGATAGTCATGTCCGTGCCCCTGTGTATGTCTGCACGTTGATCGAGACAGGGACTATGTAATAGGCCCCATCAGTTAGTGCGGACCCGATACTGACTGATCGCACCCGCAAGCTCACACCATTATAGGTCAGAATCGTGCCACGTTTGAAACGATCTGCGATAGTGTCCGGCAGCGAGGACCGGCCAGCGCCGCGAGGTGAGATAACCTCGACCTGGTAGATGGCTAGGGTCTCGTCCTTACCCGTGTCCCCCAGGGTTACCTGGAGCGTACCGGCAGGAATAAAACTAGGCTTTAGATATGTCACATTCCCCGGCTCGTAGGGAATGTTCGGCCATGCGATGGGCGTGGAGTCCATCCCGTCGAGGCGCGTATCTAGCGCAGCCTGCATATCGTTAAAGTAGGTACTCATCGTTCCTTCGCCAGCCTCTCGTTAACGATCCGCTGTAGGTTCGCCACAGGCTTCCGCAGTAGATCGCCAGGCCCCGTGGTACGCGATCCCTTGATCTCGATAGCATACGCATAGGGGAGGTTATTGGTAAGGAAAAAGGTCTGCCCAGGCTGGTACTTGTCGATTTCGGCCTTTGCTGCTGCCGAGGACACACCTTTACCGCGCGTCTTGTCCGTCCGGTCTATAGCGGCCTTTTTCGGGCTATCGAAGGACGCCTGCCAATTACCCTTAAGGCGCCCAGTATCGACCGGCGTGTTCTCTATGATTAGCGACGTCAGGTCCAGCAGCGTCCCTCGGACCAGCTTCTCCGGGAACTCGCTAAGGCGCTCTATGGACTGCTTGTAGATAGTCACTTTCGCACCTGTAGATTCGCTGCCACCACCGTTCCAGCCGGGGCAATTTCAGAGACCGAGATAACCTTCCAGGTATCCGAGCCAATAGCCACCGTATCGCCGACCTGGTAGCTGTTGCCTTCCGCTAGGAGGCGTCGATCTCCCTGGAGGACCGCGCCATCAACCCTATCAGTAGAAGAATAATCAAAAAGGCAGCCATATCCCGTAAACGTACTGGAGGTGTCACTGGTCGTCCCCGAGGCAGGGTTGTAGGCGCCCTTCGCCGTCCTGGTGAACGTGTACTGCTTCCCGAACTTCGTAAGCATACGGGCCGCAGACGCTGCCATAGGGCCATAGTTATAGCTCACGCTCTGGAAACCTCATTGATAGGCTTGATTAGCTTCCGCAAGGCCCGATCGAGGGCTGGCGTCTGGCGCTTCATGCCAGCGCTGTCCTTGTAGGTGATCTTAATAGAATCGACCTGCTCGGACGTCACTTCCCGCTCGGAGGGCGTTAGCTTTGAGTCGCCATCGATCTCTAGCTTCATCAGCTCGTAGATGGCCAGCTTCACTTCCTTCGGGATCTCGTCCGCATCTACCGCATAACCGTCGATGTATACCTGGTCGCGCGGCCACTGCATCGCCTGATTCTCGTCTGCCTTCAGACCCTTGAAATCCAGCGACTCGAAATAGTCGTGTGCCCGGAATAGCTGCTGGGAGATTGTGTAATCGGTTCCGTAATCAATGCCGCGAGCGTCAGCCCACGCCTGGAACTCGTCGATGGTCACATAGGAATTTGCACCAGAGACCAGAGTCCCATTCTCTACCACAATCGCCATAGTTAGCCTCCAGAGAGAAGAGGGGGCCCGGAGGCCCCCTCGTTACACCTTAGCCCATCAGGGTTGCGATGTAGTCCGGCTTCCAGGCTTTGACGCCCCAAGCCACTGCCACTTCGATCATGGTCTTGCGATAGCCACGGTACACGCGGACCTCGAACACCAGGCCGGAGACCGGATCCTGGACGGTCAGCGCGTCGTCGGCAGCATCGCCACCATTCGGCACGGCAGGAGCGCGGATAGCCAGCTCCAGGGCGCGACGATGGAACGCCATGTTCGCCGTGTAGCTGTTGCCCACGGTGATGGCTGCGTTGTCAGCGATAGCGCCTTGCGCACCGGGAGCACCGATGGCGAAGGTTCCGCCGGACAGCGCGGTGTTCACGACGTACTTATTGGAGTCGCCGTTGAAGGTCACCACGTCACCAGCCAGGATGGTGCCGGAGCCGCCATCCGCATCCACCGACGTATCGCCAGCAGCCAGCGCACCATTGACGAG